GTAATACTTTCATCAGGAAGTGTAATTGTTCTGTCTGTATCTGTATTCGGAGCAGTTAGAGTTATAACCCCTGTTCCTGATGCGTGTCCTTGTATTTTTACTTTTGCCATTATGCTATCACCCAAGTTGAAGAAGAAGGAATCGTTACGCTTACCCCGCTAGAAATTGTAATCGGACCAGCAGTTAAAGCATTGTTGCCACTTGTGATGCTATAGTTAGCACTTATAGTATGGGAATGTTCATACAGCGCTTTGTCTGTCGTATTACCACCGCCTACTGCTGTCCAAGCTGAACCATCGTAAATCTCAGCGCTGGAATCTGTTGTGTTGAATCTAATAAAGCCTGTGGCTGGTGAACCATCTCTTTGACCTGTTGTACCTACTGGAAGTTTAGCAGAGCCTGTTGCAGAAGTTTTATCTACAATAGAAGCTACACCATCAAGTAAATTAATTTCTGTAGCATCTGAGGTAATTGCTGTGCCACCTACTTTCCATTGACCTGCGGTTAAATTTGGCTTTATGGCTGTAGTGCCATCAAGCAAATCATCGATTGCATCTAAGTCATTATTAAGTTTCGTTCCCCAAGTATCGTCTGAAGCATCTACCTCAGGCTTGACTAGGTTAAATGTAGTTGTAGTAGTATCTGCCATATCTTAGTCCGTTAATGTTACTGTTGTTGTAATTTCAGGAGTTTGCGCTCCACCGTTAGTATACACCGTTACAGTTTGTTGTCCAAGCGAGTTGCCTACTGGGATAGTTGTGTCAAATGATCCACCACCACCTCCCATTGATTCACCAGTCACTTGTATTCGTATATTTGTATAACCAGTTACATCTTGATCAATTGCTGTATACCATCCTTGTGCGTAACTTCCACAATCTCCTCTACCTGTATGAACTGCACCACTAGGTTCAGCTCCAGCTATTTCTACTTTACCTGCACCATCATATTTGACATATAAATAGTGATCTATACAATGCCTTCTAGTGTCTGTGTATGATACTGCTGGCAAACCTTCTGTCCATACTTCTGTACCATTAAAGAACACTTTATCCATAGACGTACCATTAAAAAATACTTCTTTAGTTTCCGATATATCTGTTCCGTTAATAAATAATCCCATTACGAAGTTTGTATATATAAGTTTCCACCTGATGTCCAAATTTTAGCCATGCCTTTTGTTGATTGAGTAGCAAAAGGTGTAGCTGTTTCTACAAATGCAGTTGTTGCCACTTGTGTTGTATTAGTACCACTAGAAGCTGTAGGTGCAGTCGGTGTGCCTGTAAGACTTGGACTTGCTAGATTAGCTTTAGTATTAATTTGTGTTTGTACATTAGATGTAACACCATCCATGTAATTAAGTTCAGCAGTTGTAGCTGTAACTCCATCTAATATGTTTAATTCAGCAGTTGAAGAAGTAACTCCATCAAGTTTGTTTAATTCAGCAACAGTAGACGTAATGCCATCTAATGCATTTAACTCTGCTGCAGTTGATGTAACAGCAACACCACTTATTTTCCAACTACCTGCTGTTAGATTTGGTGTTATTGCAGTTGTTCCATCTAGTAAATCGTCTAAGGAATCTAAATTTGTATTTATTTTTGTACCCCAAGAACTTTCACTAGCGCCAACTTCAGGTTTAGTTAAAGAATAAGTTGTAGTTGTTGTATCAGCCATTTATTTCTCCTAAAAAGTTCCTTGCCATACTCGAAATTTGTCAAATTCACCACTTAATATATTTTTTCTGACAACTTCTTTACGAGCTTCAATATCGTTCCAATTCACTCCTGCGTCTTTGCACCATTGCGCCATAATATGTAAAGGTATAGAACCTACAAGACGATTTTCACCACTCAAACCTACTTTTGCTTTTCTTAAATCTTCAGCTCGATCTAAGCTCGGTTGATTATCAAATGTACGTGCAACTTCAATTTTATCGTCTTTGCGGTTGTACTGTATTTGTTCTTTTGTTTTCATATTATCTTAAATTTGGTGTGGGAAACTTAGCTCAAATCTCCCACTTTAAGTGTGGGGAGATTAAGGAGGACTCCCCACACCCAATATTCTACCTCATTATGAAGTAGTACAGTCAGCAACTAAACCTGAAGCCTTCTCGTTCTTAGAGATAAGCGTAAGTTCAGTTAATACTTGACGTTTAGTTGAGTCACCAGTTTTAGCTAACTCTGTATTCTTAGTTGGTCTAAGAACACCACATGCCCACATATCTGATTGCATAATCCAAACATCACGACCTCTGTTTTCTCTGCTAGGAACAAAATCAACTGTTCCCCACGGAGTTACATACACGTCTACTGCATTTACAACAGCGTTAGTACCACCAACTGAAGCTCCAATTGTAGAGCGTTGGTTGTTCATACCAGTAAATGCTAGTGCTTTGTTCATTTGGAACGCACTTAGATATACAGTATCAGGCTTACCACCTTCTTCCCAAATAGACTGCATAACACTATCAAAGTCTGCTTGAGAGAAAACAGTAGCTGTACCGTCAGTACGAGCTGTAGCACCTGGTACTGAACCAGTTGGGTTTGCACCACCTGATCCACCAATGTTTGCAACATTAGTTGTCACGTATGCTCCACAACCAGCTAGTTCACGAGCCGCTGATGCTGAACCTGTTTCGTACTTATTGTTATCAAACAAAGCCTTCTCAATGTCTAGCTTTTGCTCTTTAGCAATTTTTAACACTTGATAAGCCATCTCAGCTGAACGACCTGCTTTGTCAAGTCCTTCGTCTGTATCAGGGATTATCACCGCATTTTTAAAAATTTGTGTGTAATTCCCGAGGCGGGTAGTGGCTGTACGTGCTTCACCTACAGTATCGTCACCTTCAATGTGAGCGTTAGCTGCTGATGATCTGAGTGCATCTGTTTGCCACTCATGGTAAGTGTTACTTGCTTTTACTTTTTTCAGCGATGAGTAAAAAGGAGTTTCTTCAGGAGAGATGTCATAAATAACATTCTCTAAATCCTCACGAATACCTTTAACGTCATAGCTATCGAAAGTATTACTTGGCTGTGCCATAATATTTCTCCATTAACTATTTAAAATTAAGCCAAGAGCATCATCAATGCTACCTGACTCCCTAAGTTTTGCCTTTTGGCGAGAACGAATTTTTGCATTTGGAGTTGCTATTTTCTTAGCACCCGGCTTTACTACAGGTGTTGCAGACTTAGTTTTAACCTTAGCCTTTGACTTGCCTGAAATAATATCCTGATACTTCATAGCATCGTGTAATACCTTTATGGCTCGATAGTCAGATATTTGCGAAATTTCCTCAGTTGTGTAACCATACTGAGATTTACCTGTATTGACTAACTGCTCCCTTAATTTACTGGCTTTTGTAGAGTCAGCGAAATCAGGAATTTCTTTTTGTAAAATTTGCATTTGCTCTTGTAGATAAGCTTGTTTAGCGTTCTGTTGGGCAACACTATTTTGCTGTGATGCCTGTTCGAGTTGTGCCATTTGCCTATCGTAGTTCGCCTTTTGCTCCTCATACTCAAGATTTTTTTGCATGTACCCGATAGGGTCTGCATCAAATTCTGCTTTCGTAGGTTTTATTGGCTCAGGTGCAAATCCTCCATTTTGGAGCTGTTGGTATAATTCAGCCATTTGCTGTCTTTCGTTATTCAAGGCTGTGTAGACTGCTTCGGCTTCTTTCTTTTGTGCCGCAACTTCCTGCATACCTTGTTGGACGTACTTCTGTCCACTATAGCCTTGCTTTAAGTCTTCTAAGGTTACCTGTGATTCTTCACCATTAACTTTAACAGTATAACGTTCAGTTTCTACAGGGTCTTCAAGACTGGCATCCTCTATTGGGTCTTCGTCATCCTCATAGTCCGAAGCTTCAATTTCTTCAGCTTCTTCTGTTACTTCTTCTTCAACTTCATCAGCAACTTCAGCCTCAGCAGATATTTCTTCTGTTTCCTGAGATTCTTCTATTACTTCTTCTGTTGTCTCTTCTACTGGCTCAATAATGCTACTTACAGCACTATCTATGTCAGTTATTGGGGTTTCAGTCTCGTTAGCCAAGGTACTGTCTCCTATTTAAGTTTGCGATTGTACATTGCTTCATCCGTTTTTACGGAGTCGAAGTAATCATCAATCTTTCTAATTGCACATATCATGTTATGTGCCTCCTCTCGCTCATCCGTTGTCGAATCAGCGTTTACAAACACAGCAATTTGCTGTTCTGTAATCTCTTTTAAGGCTAACTGAAACATATCGTCAGCCTGTAATGTTTTCATTCTAGCAGATTTTTCAACAATTGATAGTTTTGATGCCACTAGAACCTACCTCCTGTTACTGCTTGTGCAGGTGATTCTTGAGGGTATCTAGCTTCTTGTTGTGCCGCTTTTATTTGCTCTATATCAACTTTTGTACCATAGTTTCCTAATATTTCTGCCGCCTTAATAATAAGGTCTTGGTCAAGCTTATCACGCTCTCTATCATCAATTGCAATAGCTTTCTGAGCATCAATTTGAGCTTTAAGCATATCCATTTCAGCTTTTTTA